AAACTTGCTTTTACATATTGTTCAAACTCAAACAATTCAGTCATTGAAACGGTACTATTAACACTACTTGCATTAACCTTTAAACTATCAAATAATTTACTTTCAGCAATAACACCTAATTCCCCGTCAAAAACTTTCTTTAAAAAGTTCTTTGCACTTTCAACCGTGTTATCATCATTAGCAGACAAAAGATTTTGAACACGTTTGTTTACGGTTGCAAGTATCATTGTTATATCATTTTCAACTAACATTGTACAGTAACGGTTGTACATAGGAAGTAAACCAATATACATACTATCGTTAGGCATAATAACACAATCTGTATCAATGGTTAAAGTTTTGTTATAATTTAAGTACGGGTTATTGATAATAATTTCAGTAGGCATATTATAGGCATTTGGAACACCACCTAAACCACCATTTAAACAATATAAATTTCCGTCAATTTCACAAACGCAACCCCAACCGTTACATTGTAGTAAAAGTTCAATTTCTCTTTGTGGCATTGTATCGGGTAAATTATGATACTTGAACATAGTAACAGAACGATTTAACATATATGTTATATAATCGTTCAAATTCTTTTCTTTGTTTTTAAAATCATATTTTGTAATATATTCTAACCCCATGTTATACTTGTCAATATTTCCCATTATTTCAACCTCACTTTCTTAAAATCCTTTACAAATTTTTAAATAGTTGTTTATAGTATCCCCGACACCGTTATTTTGATAAAATACACGGTCTGTTTTGAAAAACCATAAAATACGTTCTTGTAACTTATTTATAGGTTTATATATGTTTCTATTATAGTTCAATTTGTGGCAAAATTCAAGTGTGTAAATTAAATCATTGTTAGTATCTTTTAACGGGGTTGTTTTTTCGTGAATAAATGTGAACATTTCCCCGTTTTTATCTGTTATAATTTCACATTGAAAAGTCATACCGTTAAACATGATGAAATAAGTAAACTCTATTTGAGTTGGTTTATATTTTTCGGGTAAATGTGGGTATATATCTAATTCCCATGCACCACTTGTTATCATATTCAATTTCGGGTTATCAAATGCAAAATAAAAATTGTTCTTTTTCTGTTTCTGCATACTGCTACAATATTCAACTGCAACTTTTAATTCACTATTCCCATATGTGTAAATGTCAATAGTACCTTGTTTCATTTCTTTAATATGCACTAAACCCATTTCTTCAAAATACGGGCAATAACGGTTTACAGTATTACCTAACATAAAAATTTTAACGTTTGTGCGTTGTCTTACAATGGTAGAAACTGTATTCATAAATAACACAAATTCATCTTGTAAATAAACGTGTTTAGTTAAAAATTCATCAAACATAATCGTTGTAATTTTTGGGTATGAAATACTTTTATTATGTTCCGTTTCAGATAAAGCAAAAACATAACCTATACAATCAGTATCAATATTATAAACTGTTTTCCCGTTTTCGTCATAGTTGCACACATAGTATCTACCCGAAAAAAACGTCACACCCTTATATTTTCCTTTTGATAGTTTTTCAACTTCATTGTTTTCATTGATTGCACTAAAAATTTCACTTGCACGTTTTCCCCGAATATCTTCTTGCCAACGTCTTACAATAGCAATTTGCCCCCCATTTTCAAAATATTGTTCTAAACCATACTTTAAAATAGAATAGGTTTTACCGTTGGAACGTTCACCGAAAATCACGTTATAAACTGCATTTTTGTTTATAATGTTTTTCGGATTGTAAAAACTTGTTTTCTTTTCTGCCATTATTTTAACCTCTTTTCTATAAAATGTTTCACGTGAAACACGTACAATTAAATAGCACGTGTTCCCGTGAATAAATAACCATTTCGTAAATCGTGTAAAAATTTACTATACTGTTTGCTAATTGATAAAGTAAATTCACATGGGGATAAATGAACACCCGATAATGCGGTTACTTCAACAACATTGTTTTGATAATCTGTTATCATAGAAGTTATAGGACTATCAATATATGTGTGGGTATGTTTACCCGTTTCATTTTCTGGAATATATAAATCATCATTAAAATTAGCAAAAACTTTTTCATAATCATTATTACAAATTCGTAACATATATTCAACCCCGTTTTGTTTTGAAAGTCCTGCAACGGTTAAATGTAGTTTTTCATCTTTCTTTGAACGTACTAAATAACGTTTTGCACCCAACGTTTTAAAGTGTGTATAAATTCCCTCAAAATCCCATACACCTATCATTTTTTCTACACCCTTTATTGTTTTAGGTTTTAAACGTTCAAATTCTATTTGTCTAAATTCACACATCTTTTTTAACTTGCGTTCCACATCTAAATTGTAACGGTTTATGTATTCTGTATGTTTTTCATAATTCAGAAATTTTATACTATCGGTATCACTATAAACATAATCAATACCAATTTCAAGAATACCATTCCATAAATTTTTACGTGCATAAGCAGTTACCCAAACACCCCACGGATAATATAAAAAACGATTGCTTGAACTATTGTATTTTTCAATTTGTTCATTCATCATTTCAATAGTGTATTTTTCATGTTCCCAATCATCTTTATAACTTATATCATCACGCACAATATCAGTTACACACATACCATATACAGAATTTAACATACCTTTATTTACGAGATATTCAACCTCTTTTCCCGATACATCTTTCAATGTGGTTTTCTTTTCGTAAAGTTCCACTATTGCAAGTAGTATTGATTTTGGTAAATACTGCATATAAAATTTGTGAACGTTTGCTATTTCAATACTATCCCATGTATAACATTTATACATGATTTTAAAATCAACATCAGTTATTGTTGTTTGTACTGTATCAGCTTTGAAAACTCTACCGTTGTTAATTATAGGATTTTCAAGAACATCACACTTACTTTCTGACAAATAAGTTTCAAATGAAAGTTTACTTTGCAACCCTTTAAAACGTACAACGAACATTAACCCCACATCATCATTATTAACCCATTCTAAAAATTGTTCTTTTGTTGGGTTTACTTTTTCGGGTTTTGACATGGGGAATTTTTCGGATAGCATAACATACGGATAACTACTTGTAAAATCAATACTTGCTACATCATGTAATAGTTCCCCACTATATAACATACTTGCATGAGTAAAACCACCCATGAAACAACGTTTTAACATTGTGTATTCATCAGTAGTTAAAGTTAGTTCATTCATCAATTCTTTGTAACGTTGGTATTTTCCTTTACTGCTTTTCTTATGATTTTTTTCAGTAAAGTAACATTTATCTTTAACGAACTTTCTAACTCTGCCCGTATTTGTCATAGGAATTTTTGTTATATTTCCGTATTGTTCAATTTGTTCATTTATATATGCTAAAACAATTTCAACATCATTGTTACAATATGCAAGTTCATTTTCTGTTAATTCTGTTATGTGTGTACGTGTTAAATTATAATCTAAATCCCCGACTAATTTTTTAATATTATGTGATACTAAATTTTCAGCAAGTTTTTCAAGTGAATAACCCGATAAAATATAACTATCTCTAAATTCAATACCATAACTGCATAATGCTTTAACGGGTTTTCTTTCATCAACTGCAAAAACATTTAACCAATTAAAATACTTACGCATGAACTGAAATTCATAACTTAAATTGTGAACATAAACAACTAAAATGTGTTCACTATCTAATAGAAAATATTCTTGCAGTTGTTTACATAAATCTTTAAATTCTTCCCACGTTCTACCATAGCAAATAAAATTCTTGTCTTTTATTCCAAAAGTCCATTCATACATGAACGCAAATTTTTGTTCATTTTCTAACATAACACTACTTGTTTCAATGTCAAATGCACATTCAACATTAAAATACTTTTTAACCGTTTTACTATGATTATCGAATTTTGAAACAATATCAATGTCAATATCGTTCAATTCTTCTAAATCAAAATCTTGATATTGTTTCAAGTTTTCCACCACCTTTACAATTTAATAAAATCCCATTCAGTACCACCGTTTTTATAACCCTCACTATTTGTTTCAACGGGTTGTACTTT